CCCGTTGTTCCCACCACACCCGTTACTTCGATATTCTGACTAACGCCCGTCGTAACGCTTCCTACCGCACCCGTTCCCGCTACTCCGGTGACGGTTACACTTCCATCTCCTGCTACCGTTACCGAACCTACACCACCTGTCGCCGCGATCCCGGTTGGGGTAACATTTGCATCAGCCGTTACCGATACCGAACCAACTGCGGCTGTTCCGGCCAATCCTGTTACCGAAACACTTCCATCACCTGTTACCGTTACGGAGCCAACTGCACCCGTTCCGGCTATTCCCGTCGCCGTAACATTTGCAGTACCCGTTACAGTGACGCTTCCTACCGATGCTGTTCCCGCTAGACCAGTGACGGAAACATTTGCATCTGCGGCTACCGTGACCGATCCTACTGCCCCGGTACCAGCAACCCCTGTTACGGTAACATTGGCATCGGCTGTTACTGAAACACTTCCAACGCTACCCGTTCCAGCTACACCCGTTACTTCAACGGGTACTGGCTCACCCCAAGTACCGGAACCCCAAGTAGATCGGCCCCAGCCTGTTATATTTGCCATGCTACGCTATGCGGATAATCGCGTTACTCGCATCTGCCGCAGGAAAAGCAATCGTGAACGTACCAGCGGTGGCAGTCTTGTCTGCACCGAAATCCAGAACAATGACTGCCGGATCACCTGATGTAGTCTCGTTATATATCAAGGCACCTCTGGCCGTAAATGTTGCTGTAGTCCATGTTTCATCAACGAAATCGGTGAAACCAGTAGTTCCACTGCTAGAAGGGTCTACCCGCGTTAACGATTCTCCTTCAGCAGTATAGTTCGTGCCACTAATCTCATTAGTAGCAGAATACGCTGTAGTAGATGCGCTCATGGTTGCACTGCTTGTATAAAGCGCAATCTTAAAATCGTTGCCGCCGGAAAAAAGGAAATTGTGCTTCGCTTCCAGCAATTCCTTCTTAAAAGACGTACACATCGCCTGTGTAATAGCCATTACAACTTCTCCACTGAATTAGCTAAATCATTGTGACCTGCTGAACGTAGCAGGGTGATTACCTTGGAGCGATCTTCTTTGATCGCTTCTTTGATATAATAGTTGAAGACATGGCGAATACGATCCTTGAACGCCTTCGCTTGGTCTACGATCAAGGGATGTGCGTCTTCACCTATAGAAATAACCTGCTCCGTAGCGCGGTTGGCCCAATGCTCCGGGCCAAGGGTCGAGTTGCTCGTCGTGATGACGCTGACATCACCTACTTCCCCACTTATCATTGAGCAGTCGTCATTTGCGGTGATATCCTTATAGTACCATCCCTGTATTCATCGCCAGTCATCCGTCCTTCAGCTTCTAGTTTCAATAACATCAACGCTTCTTGATACCTCTGTTGATATAGCTGCATCATATCCGCATCGCCTTTCATGTAGGTGTATGCTTCCACTAAGCAACCATAAAGCAAAACTGTATCAGCATTAGTGCCCAGCCACGATGTACTACTCGTTACGATTGAGGCTGGCTGATAGTAATAATGAAGCTCCGTAACGAAATCGGCGTTAGGCGTAGGACCGACGATAAATGTGTCACTGTCAAAAATACCGTAATACTTGGGGACACCTTCCGTAGATACGTTGGGATACGTTGATCTAATAAAGTTCGCATCTTTGTTCAATAAAAATATTTGGTTACTGGAGCTTGTAATCGCTAGTGATAGTGGAAACAAGAAGTCAGTAGGCATTCCCAGGTACTGATTGCCATCGGTGATCGTGCCAGCAACATTTTTGCGGCTTACGGGCAGGTTGACTGAACGATAGATACGCTGTTCAGCCTGCTTGACGAACGTGGGGATTGCCGCAACAAAAGCTGATTCAGTGTTCTCGCAATAATCCTTGATAGCCGCAGTCAATTCGGCGTAATTCATGTGGTCACCGTCACGATGCCGACCCTACCATGGGCTACGAGATTGCCCGAAGCGCCCGCATTACCATTTCCTACAGGATCAAATGCCGAAAGCCTTCGGCTATCATCCTGGGATAAGTCAGGGCGTGGATCCCTAATAGCCTGTGGATCAGCATAATCGCCAAGCCTGCCAAGAAAGTTCTGGGGCTGGTCCTTGTCTAGCATATCTTTGCCAACCATCAGACCTGTCATACGGCCAGCCTTAACCTGCGGAACCAGATCCTTGAGCTTATAACGAAATCCGGTACGGTCGCAGAACCCGAACGCATATTTACCTCTGGCGAACCTAGCCATCAGCTATAGCCCCCCGGCACAAAGTGAACAGACGCTCTGTCACGATCTTCCTGTTCTGCTAATTGCCATTGAAATTCATACTCAGCTTTAAGTTCAGCAGATCGAACGAACGCTTCGGGGTACTTCTGTGATATAAGGTACGCCAAGCCGGATACAAGCGCCGGAAGGAAGCGAGCAGGGATGTCAGGATTATTTGATCCTACAACACCTGTATCTTCAATACGCCGAATACGCTGATAAACGAATGTGTAATCTTTATTGGGGGTAGGCCACAGGTACACAACCGGAGCGTCACGCTGTTTGTCGATATACAGGTTTACGGGACGCCCTTCGGTGAGCTTGTTTGGAATCGTGGAATACTGCGACACACTGAATCGCGATATCGGTAGGTCACTCTGCGTAGTACCAGATCCATCACGAATCCAATACTGAATTAAGTCTATAGTATCTGCTGGTAGTGTAATCGTGGAAACACCGTCCGATGCGGTAGCAGTTCCTTGCTCTACAGTCCAGAAGTTGAGGCCACGGTTTGTCCATTCAAGGGATAGCAGGTTCAGCGACCGACGAGCCGTATCCATATCATAGCCCGTCTTCGACTGAAGACCGCATCGCTCAAATGCTTCTTCTACAACCTCTGAAACGTCAAGGTTAAACGCAGAAGTTCCAGATGTAGCCATCAGTCAGAATCCAGATCAGAACACCCGAACTTTTTGCGTACAGATTCCTTGTAAGAAACGACGCCACCTTTGGCCAGCTTGGGCATTCTGGATCCGTTGCCAACCATCCCCTTGGATCTCATGTGAGATAGATCAGCAAGGTTCGTATTCTTGGCGACTGTCTTTTTTAGCATATCGCCGCTAATTAGTCCGCCAGCGGCATAGTTCGCGGCGATAGCCTTAGCCTGCTCTCTGTCCGTTTTAAAAGGCATTTTTAGAACGCCTTATCCAGTTAGGATACTCTTTAGCGATATGACTCGTATGCCCGATCTCTTCTTTGTGATCAGGATAGTTTTCAACAAGCCTACTGTAATAGCCCCAGCTATGATCTTTTTCTGCCTTTTTTCGCATCATATCATTGTACTTATGGGCACCACTCTTTTTTTCTTCATCCATTAGTAACTCTTCCTCATAGCCACCAGCACGGTGTAACGATCACCGCTTGAATGGCCTGTAGTGGTGAAGTTTACATCCCCGGTTGGGCTAGATGCATTGTTCGTGAGCGGGCCAGCCTGCCGGAAATCGTAGAAGCCATAGCCACTGAGTGTCCAACAGATAACATCGGTGCTGGCATCCCAGAGGATGTCCACGGTCATACCGGAGCAGTCATACCACATCTGCTGGATTGTTACGCCAGCGCAGGCTCTTTCGGTGCCGGATTCGGCTTGGAGGGCAGATACATCGACCTTCGTAACTGCGGCTTCACCACTACCATCAGAGATATTGGTGAACTTCATAACAGCGATACGGTCGCCGTCTTGGATCGTCTGGGACGTTACTGCGTCAGCCATCTTATTCTCCCCGCGAGGACAGGACTCTCAGCCCCGTTCGCAATAGGAAATAAGGTCACCCACCCTTAGATGGGTGACCTTATCTCAATTAATCACATTAGGACAGCGATGCAGTCGTCGCATATTCAACAATGAATGTGAACGATCCCGCAGTAGTAGCATTTACGGTATTCGTGATGTTGCAGTAAACTGTCCGCTCAGAACCAGTGTACTGAACCGACGCGGGAGCAGTGGTGCCGCTCTCCGTCTGCGC